GCACTGGACTGGGCGGAGGTAGCTGCGCCAGAAGCTGTTGTAGCGGAGGCCGACGCCGCGGTAGCGGAGGTCCCAGCAGAGGCTTCAAGCGCGGTCAGCCCCACTGCGGCGTTAGCAGCTTGAGTAGCCGACGCCGACGCCGCGGTAGCGCTGGTACCCGCAGATTGTGAAGACGCTAGCGCCTCAGTGGCTTTGACGGTGGCCGCGGTAGCTTGATTGGCCGCAGTAGCCGCGTGCCCTGCGGCGGTGTTCACGTGCCGGGCGGCGTTAAGCTCCGAGTTATAGGCAAAGGCTTCGCTCATCAACGCGTTGGACTCGCTGGTCGCGGCGTTCGCGGCTGAGGTCCCCGCTCCAACCGCCGAGTTAGCGGCGTTAGTAGCCGACGTAGAAGACGCGGCTGCCGAGTTAACGGCATTGGTAGCCGATGTACCTGCTGCGGTTGCGCTGTTGGCCGCGGTGGTTGCCGACCCTGCGGCGTTAGTCTCAGAGGCACTTGCCGCCGTAGCGGAATTAGCGGCGTTTGCTGCCGCCGTTTGTGCCGCCGTTTGTGCCGCCGTTGCGCCGGAAGCCGCTAAAGCCGATGCCGCCGCATTGGTTTCGCTCAATGCTGCGTTGGTCGCCGCGGTAGTGGCTGTGGTCGCGGACGTAGCCGCGCTAGTCGCCGAAGTCGCCGCCGCCGTAGCGGAGCTCGCTGCGTTGGTCTCAGAAATCGTCGCTGCCGCCGCGGAAGCTGCTGCTGGGGCCACCGAAGCCACCGCCTGGTCCACTGCCAGCTGACCATCAGTTTTGCCCGGGTAAGATGGCAAAGACGCGATAGCGAATAAATCGCACGCTGCGTTAGGGACCGTCGCTGTCAGCACAACGGTCTTCCCTCCCGCCGAAACGATCTTCACGTCGTACTGGCTTTGCTGCGAGCCCAGCGCGTTCGGGAACAAATTCAGTACGGCCAAACCGTCGGTACCCGTCGTCACCGCAATCGTGCGCGGAACGATGATCCCCTGGTATAGCTCCTCGCGGTTCAGCCGCGCGGTGATGCGCGCGCCACTTACGGGAGCGCCGCTCTGGTCTGTCAGTGCTACCGAAACTGCTACGGTCGGAGTTGCCATAATTTAGTCCTCAACGGTTCTGCATTATTTTTTCTAGGGTGCGTCCACCGAAGTAAGCACCCATCACGAGCATCCCCCACTGCCCGAGCAGGGTCACGTAGGTCTCGCTGATCTTGTACCCTGCGCCGTCGAGCAGCGCGAGTAGGATGTACGCCGACAAAATGTAAACCAAGGTCATTGGACGGATGTTTTTGGACATCCAAGAGTCAGACCCCATATCCGCCGCCCAGCGCCCGGTCACGTTATCCTGCTCGTTCTTGAACAGGTCAGCCTCGTGGGCCATCCTCGCCAGCTCGCCGTCCTGCGCCAGCTTCGCCAACTCTAGTTGTGCCTTGGCTTTAGCCTCGGGGTCGGGGATCAGCTTGTCGATCAGCCTGCCGCCGACTTCCAACAAGGACGAAAAAGGATCAAGCGCCATGTCTACCTCACTTGAGATACCGCAACTTGTATAACGTCGACAAATACAGCGCTACTATCTCGTCGATCATGTTCTGCAACGCCGTTTCGGTCTTTTCCACGGCGGTGTAACGTGACTTTTCCACCCAGCTCAAGTGCTTCTCCAGCACCTTATCAATCGGGCCTTCCGCATCGTCCTTTAACAGTGGGACGCTACCAATCAAGCCATTGCGTCCCTGATAGGCTTCCGCCAGGCTATCAGCCAAACCGATAATGTCCTCATAAAAACCGCCTAGTGCCATGTGCTGCGCGTAGCTGGAAGTCCGCAAATGCTCTCGGTGCGCGAAGTCCCGGCTCAAGAACAAAATAGCGATCAATCGTCCCATGTCGACCTCCTAGTTAGACCGCTTTAACCGGGACCGCCGGGTTACCGACGGATACACCAATCTTGTTCGGGTTTTCGGCGGCGTCGACTTGGTTTTTGCCGGTGAGGCCGCTAACAAACTGCTGATAGTGCGCAGCAGCGAGTTGAGCATTTGCAGCATAGGAAGCATCCTTAGAGTAAGCTCGGTAGAGCATGTAGTCGAGAATCGCGTTTGCGTAGATGTCGTCAATGGAAATCACGCCACCTACCACAGCCGTCGCAGGGGCCACGGAATAAACAATCTCAATGTTCCACACGGTCGCGGGGGCTTTGGGGTATACGTAAAAGTGGCGCGGATCGCGTGGGTCAAACATGTAGTGCTGGATGTAGCCCAGCGCGTTAGCGTCCGAGTGCCAAGTAGGTACCTGGGAATCCAGCACGTCACGGGATACCACACGCACTGAGCGGCCCGGGGTTAGCCCGTCTGCCCCCAAATTCCGCACAGCGTCCAAGAACATGATGCCGGTCGCCGGGATAGTCTGCTTGGTTTCGCTCGCTGTGAGTGCCATCGCGGCGTTGGCTATCGAGGCCTCAGGCTTGAACATCACGATCTCGCGTTGGCCATCGTTCAACCAGTCAACCAGCTCCGCGGCGGGCCAGCGGATGTTGGTCGCGTCCTGAATCAGCGTGGACGCCTTGGTCACCAGTGAATTAACGGTTATCGTCGCCATTGCTTACTCCTAGTAAAAATTAGTCGCCACTCGGCGGACATTAGGGCCACCGCTGAGGTCACGATCCGTCCTGTGCCCAGATATAAGCCGCTTATACAACGCATGGTTCAGCTCCGAGCCGGGTAGATCAGTCCACGGTTGGCCGGTGATGCGCTTGAGGCGGCTCAGCACCCAGGACCGAATGGCGTCGAAGTAATTGGAAAACTGGTCGTCCACCGTAAGCGTTGTCAGGTCTGGTCGAATGACGGTCTCTGAGGTCAGCGTGAACGATGCGTTAGGGATCGGGTACAGCCAGAGCTGGCCGCGCTCGAACCAATAGTGCTGTGGGGCCCCATACGCAGGGATGCTGCGCAAACGCGCGCTATCCGTGGTGTGCCGCAGTTCAACTGCGTTATCGAGGATGACGGACTTAACGGCGATGATCTCGTGCCCCGTAGGCACGGTGAGGTCATACGCCTGAATTTGGTCGAAAGCATAATCCACGCTCTCGGAACGAATTAGCCAGGTATCGCGCGCTAACGCACGGCACCCTTCCCGGATAGACGCATCAATCGTAATAAGGGGGCAGGCGGGTAATTCCGCCTGGATATATGGTCTGAAAGTCTCGATTGCGGCCATTACCTACCCCTTAAAAATCGGCGGTTTTAGTCTGCGCCGAGCGAGTCCTTTTTTGTTAGCTTCTTTTTAACACTTGTGTTAGCTAGTGTCAACTCCGGGAACGTCCGCAAGGCTTCCTCAGTAATCGTCACGACATCACCCACACGGGTGGCGAGACGCACAATATAGTGCCCATGCTTTGCAAGAGCTACGTCGTTTTCCCAGGTTCCGCCCAGGTCTGCCATCAAATCTTCAAGAATCATAAATGCCTCCGCAAAGGGGAATGGGGGCCGAAGCCCCCACTCTATTAGGCTACAACGCCGATTGCCAGTGCTTCCGGCTTAACGACCTTCCGACCGTAAACCGACAAGCCGCGAACGAAGTCACCGAAGTCGTTCGGGTTACGAACTTGCTCGGTCTTGTTCACTTGGTTAGCAAAAGAGATTGCATCCTTGTGACCGCCAACGATCATGCGACGTGCAGCAGCGCCGGTATAAGCAGCGCCAGTAGCAGGATCAATGGACGACGGCACCCATGCCTTGGCAGCAGCGCCGCGCGGCAGCATGTTGGACACATACACCTTGAAGCGGTCGATGGTGCCGATCAGGCCCGTGCGAACAATGCTGGAGTTGTCACCAGTAAAGTAGGCTTGTGCCAGAGAGGTTTGCATCAGGACCTGACGGTCGTACGGGCTCAACAGCAAGAAGCGGCCTTCTTCCGGCACGTTCTGCTCGTCCAGTGCTGCGCTCATTTGCAGGATCAGGGTCAGCAGGTTGCCGGCAGTTGCGGTCGACACCGGTGCAGCGTCGGTACCCAGGTTCAGCGCAGCGGATTTAATACCGGCCAGCGCACCTTGGTTGGCAACGGCAGCGGGGCGAGTCGCTGTGGCAGCGGCAGCGGCACCTACCATTGTCTCGAAGTAAACTTCGTCGGCAATAGCGATCTTCAGCTGCTTAGCGGCATCGGTCATAAACATGTTCATGAGGTCGATGTCAGCTTGCGCGGCCAGCACGTCGTTCACCTGGAAGGCAAAAGACTTACCCTTGTCGATGACCATGTCCTGGTACACGGGGGCCGGGACTTCGTAGGACAGGTTAGTGCCCACGACGTAATCCGCGACTGCCAGTGTCGGAGCCGTACGGATACGCACGGAGTCACCTTGAGCCTTGATTTCGCCTTCCCAGTTGGTGTTGACGATCTCGGTTAGTTGGTTATCAACGTAGTACTTCGCGTTGAGTTTCTTGGACCAAAGCTGGGGGATAAACCCACCAGTGTATGTCGGGTTGGTCACGAACCCGTTAGATACTGCTACTGCCATAATGGCCTCCTATTAGAGTGAAGTTGTGTTTTGCGTCAGCGAACACGACCCTGTGCATAAGCCGTACTCACGTCGGCGTCGAGCTTTGCGGCTTCATCGAACTTCCCTTGACGGTTGAGCAGTACCACCTTGTCCAACAGCGCTTCGGCTTCGGTCTCGGTGTAAACTCGCTCAGTCGGCTGTACCGACGATGCCGTCGCGGTCGAACGATTCGGCGCGACTTGGGCTTTAAATTCAGTAGAAGACTTCTCTTTTGCCTGCTTGGGCTGAGTTATCCCGGCGCTCTGTTTCCAGAGCTCCACGTAGGCCTTAACACCCTCGACATCTCCCTTGTTATAAGCATCTAGGGCGACGGCGCGGCGCGGGCCACGCAAGATTGGGTCAACTTCGTCCAGCCACGCTACCCATCGAGGGTCCGCGTCAACCGATGCGAAGTCCGGGATCGCCGCGGTCAGCTTTTGCTCGAAAGTAAAAGCCTGTACACGAGTACCCGTTTCACCCAACTGCGCACGCAGCTTGGTATTCTCAACCTCCAGCGAATCAATCTTGCTTTGGAGTGGGGTTACCACTTCGGCAGCGACTCGCCGTTGCAGGTCGATCAGGTCTTCACCAAATTCTTCCCTGTCTTTATCAGTAACCGAACTGATATTCGGAGCATCTTCCTTTTTCGGCTGTTGTTGCAGACGCGCGACCTCGGCCTTAAGGTCATCAAGCTCCCGGTTCAGCCCCTTAACTCGGTCATAAAGACCGGGGACCTCGGCGTTGTACATTCCCAATAAGGTCTTGTACCGCGCTTGCCACGTTTGCTCTGCATCGTCGTGCTTCAACTCCGGCTCAGGAACCGGCTCTTTCATCGGTTCGGTCGTCTCAACCTCTGGGGTCTCGGCGCTGGGTGTCTCTAGTGCTGGCTCAGTCGCAGTCTGCTCGGGTGGGGGCTCACCCTGTTGCGCTACAGGTTCTCCCTTTACTTGCTCTGACAACCGCTGCTCAATCGCTTCAACTTCCTCCAGCTGCTTTTTTACCTGTGTGGGTAAAGACATTACTTTCTCCTTTAGCTCCAACTCCGCTCTACAGCTCCGGCTTTACGGTCTGCGGTATCGCGTAATGGTCTGCTGCGGTTCAACAAATGGGCCTAACGGCCCTCCAGTTTGACGAGTTCCTTATCGGCTCTCTCGATCAAATCCAGTAGGTCGGCGAGTTGTTGTGCTCGCCCCTGTAAAACTTGCAAGCCATCCGGCTTGAATGTCGTTAACATCTCTAGGACGTCGCTGCGCTCTTTACGCAGCCAGTCCACCGAGGGTGCCATTTCGGGCGACCGCATACGCGACGCCGCCTGTAACACGCGTTTGTCTATTCTCATGACGTCCTTTTAGCACAACTTACTAACTAATTCAATAACTAGCTAACAAGATATGGGCAAATCAACACTTGCCTTTCTTTGGAGCCTTCCGCTGCTTGCGGTCCAGGGTCTCCTCGCGCTTGCTACCTTCCTTCATACCGCGCGGCTCTTTATCCTTTTTGGATTTTTCAAACGGTTTGAACGCCATACACCCTCCTGTTACCCGGCACGCGCCGGGGCAAAATTATCGGTAACCGGTGCGCCATTCTCTAACTGCTGGGCGTTCCCGGGCATAACTCGTTTTCCCTGAGCCTGTGGCCCTGCCATCTGCGCGGCCATCATTTGTTGAACCTGCTGCTGTTGCTGCTGGAACATCCGCGCCTTAATAACTTCCGCGGGGGGAATAATTTTGTCGGTATCCATGTTCAACCCTGTTGCCATAGTGCGCAGTAGCTCGGCGACTGCTTCTTCGCCGATAATGTTGGCCACCACCGGGCTGGACAGGCAGATATTCAGGAACTCATTACGACGCACCTGCGCTTGTTCCCGCACAATCAGCGACTCTGCCCCGCGCGCCACCACTTTTACGTCCGTGCGCTTCAGCTCGGCGTCTTCGCCGTACCGCATGTTGTAGTAAAACAGGCGCTCGATGGCGGGTCCCAAGACGCGTTTGTCGATGTTTGCAACCACCGACTTAATGCTCTTTCCCGCGTTCTGCAACATCATCGACAGCCCTGACGCGGTACGCCCTGCCCCGCCTGCGACGGCGTCGCCGGTCAAATATTTGGGAATACCCGAGACTTCATCGGCGATCCCTGCGAATTTTTCATAAATCCCCATGAGCTCGGCCGCGTTGGACATGGGCTGGAAGAAATTAACCGGGGGCGCAGAATTTCCGTACGGATCAGACTGGGTTTGCCAGACTTTCCACGGATAGACATTCGTAACATCCTCGCCGCCGGGGATGCGGTCGACATTAACGTCCACTTGGGGCCCCGAAGCGACCGCCATGTTGTTCGTCAGCGCCCTTGCGGCGTTATTACAGACCGTCTGGCAGTCCGAAACGAGGTCGACAGGGGAGTTACCCCAGAACGCCCCCGGAATCTCCTCCCAGGACGCTTTATAGTAGGGTCTGCGCCCCATCGGGTCGTAGTTCAGCGTGGCTTTGATAACCCACTTCCCAATCAACCAGGCTTCGCAGTGGTAAGTCTTGGTCGCGTCGGGCACCGTGCCCTTATCCAGACCGAAATCCAGCAGATCCCGGCCCGAAACAGGGCCCCAGAACTGTAAGGCGTCGATCATTGGGGAGGTAGTGTCGCTCACAGAGGTCGTCTGTCGCCCTTCCGCATCGGCTTTTGCCACGGTAATCGGGGTCCACTCCTTCAAACCATCCCTACCATGCTGCTCTAGCACGGCTTTAATGGCGGTTTCCGAGTACCCTTCCACGCCGATCAGCGCTTCTAGGTCGTCGGGGTACATGTGGTGGAGCTCAATCAGGTAGCCGTCGTTAATATCCGCCGCTTTAGGTGCTGGGTACAGGTTAAACGGGCTCACCCGCTCCCACTCCAGCGTCAATTCATCTTTTACGACCGGCTCCGGCCCTTCAGGACCTTCGTTCCAAGTCAGCTGTGGGCGGTTGCGCACCACGGGGCCCTTCAAAATCGCGGCGGGGAAAGTCGAAATATCATCGGTGAACTCGTATAGCGCCCGTGAAAAGCCACCTTCCTGGAGCTGATCCTCCATTTTGGCTTCCATACGCGCCATAGAATCTTTGGCGTACTCGAGGGACCCTACTTTCTCACGGTTCTGCGCAAGATCAAGCAAATCCTCTACGACGGCGTCGGAGACGCCTTCGGGGCCATACATATTTTGCAGTTGGTCGACCAGCTCCGCCGCCCGCGCCATAGCGTTCTGCATCGCTTCTGGGGGGATTTCCGGGTCTTTGGTTGGTGAAATCGTCCACGGTTTTTCGTCGCCGTTACCCATCAGCACATCGCGTAACCAGGCCGTTGCCGCACGGGCCTTCGCGCTGGAGATTCCCATGTAAACTTCGGATCCACCAGTCTGTTTAATCCGGGTCAGTGTGTCCGGGTCGTACTCGCCCCGCCGCGCGCGCAGATTACTCAACATGCGCTGCTCGATTACTAGCTTGTCTGTCTTGGCGGCGCTAAAACACTTATGGATATGCCCGGCCAGGCCTTGAATTAACGGCTGGTTGTTTTCATCGTCCGCGTTCGAGCGCTCGGCTTCCAGCGTCGCCGTACCATTGGCCACCGGAACCAATCCAAAGTTACCCGACACCATGCGGGGTCCCGCGGAGTCAGTCAGCGTCGATGCGTCGTAAATAGAGTCTTCCATAGGCGAGTGCCCCCATAGTTTTCAAGACACTAACACATTTGTAACATACTAACAAGTCATACCCAACCTGAGAGCGATACCGTCCGCTGCGCCCTGGGTTCGCGGGCCATCGCCCGGCCTAGAATTTCACCGCCGTTGGCATGTAAGCACGCATATTGAAGTGCGTCGCAGTTGTGGACGAGCGCCCCACCTGCGTAGTATGTGTGTGATCTACTCGTGGTTAAATTGAATACCCGCCCGCTCCCGACGTAGCTGCTTTTGATAACACGCAGGGGAGCAGTTGT